CCTGCAAACCCTGAGGACCTGTAGGACCCGTGGGGCCAGCAGGACCAGCAGCACCTGTCGGTCCAGTCGGTCCGGTGGGGCCAGGATCACCTTGCAGTCCCTGAGGGCCAGTAGGGGCAGTTGGTCCGGTCAAGCCGGTAGGTCCGGTTGGACCTGTAGGACCCGAAGGTCCAGCAGGGCCTGTGTCGCCCTGTAAGCCCTGTGAACCAGTAGGGCCGGTCGGGCCAGTAGGCCCTGTAGGTCCAGGGTCACCCTGAGGTCCTGTGGGGCCGGTAGGTCCTGTAGCGCCCTGTGGTCCAGAAGTTCCGGTAGGGCCTGAGGGGCCTGTAGCACCGACAGGAAGGCCTAGGGTGACCGTGAGAGTGTTGGGGTCATAGGTAGCGGTTGCGTTGCCACCAGCGGCCACCGTAGTGGCTGTGAAATCGACATTGGCAGCAAAGTTGACAGAGGCATTAGAGGCAGCCTCAGCAGCGGCTTTTGCGGCTTCAGCTTCTTGAACCTTCTGCTCAACCTCTGCCACGAGTTCATTGACCGTGGTTTGGTCAGGCCCCGGAGAGCCGCCATAAAAGAAACTACTGGTTGCCATATAAATCCTTAGTAATCTGAATGAGCGGGTTGAACACGAAGAGCCGATTGACCCATTTCATTTAACAGGGCCTGCTCTTCCAACTCAGAATAGACATTTGCAAAGCGCTCCTCGAAAGCGGCCTTGCGTTCATCAACGAAATAATCAGCCGCAAAGGTGAGAGCGCCGTAGACCAACAGGTCTGAAGCAATGACCGAGAGCCATGTCTCGTCATTATCATTCACCAGATCGGGGATTTCCCCGTAGTAGATCATGGTGACCGTGGAATCTAAAACCGGGATTGGCTTCACTTTGAGTGCCGCCTGAATCCGGGTGTAAACCGTGGGAACCCCGACATTGTTTGGTGTTGCCAGGAATTTCCCTAGGTCAACAAACTCCAGCAAACCGTCGTCGGTGAAGAGGTATTTGACCCCTAGGAAATCCTCGGGGAGAACCAAGGTCTCTGGGGTAACAGCACCAGCAGTGTAAACCTCGGTCTTCTCCATCGGAGGGATGCGTAGGGTTCGCTGAATCCGAGCCGTCGCTTGATCAATGAAAGTGTTAGCCAAGGCATCCGTAAAGTCGTTACGGTTCATCAGGTCCTTGACTTGTTCACGAATGCCTTGCTTGTTCATAATTGTTTGTCCGTCGTAATAAAGAAATCGAGGCCCTCGGCCTTAAGTTTGGCTAGGGTCTTCCTGATAGGCTCTTGGGTGCAGTCGTAGCCCTCTTTGAGCCACTTCTCGTGGACGATAATGGGGATGCTTGCCGCCCTGTGGTACTCTCCCATCCGTCCTGTGCTGTTATCAGCACGGTAGGCCTTGAGGTAATCCAAGTGTTCCTGAGGGATGTCTTGGGTTTTCTGAACTACAAGGCCTTCGGTGTTTTCTTTGAAATCTATTTTGATGTCTTCGTTGGTGTTCATAGTTTGATATAAAAAGCGGTGGCCGAAGAAGGAGAGAACCCCAACCACCAAAACTGTTAGAAAATGCTGCCCCCTGTGGGGGTTGGTTATAAAGAACCAAGCAAAAAAGAGAGGGGCCGAAGCCCCCCTCCTCATTCCTCACTCACCTAATTAAGATTAGGGAAGAAGCGGGTTAGTACCGCTGAGGTTCGTGATACGGCCAGTGCCACGGACGTTCTTGTGCTTCAGCGAGTACTCGCCAACGATCATGTGACGGTCATTGTCACCAGTCTTGGCAAGCAGTTCGCGGGTGAACGGACGCAGGACCACGAGGGACCACATCGACGGATCGAACACCAAGCACTCATTGGCCTTCAGGAAACGGTTGATGACAACCTTCTGCTCGCCATAGGGAGAGACATAGAGGTCAACAGCGTTCACGATGCCCTTGCTAGCGCCGAAGTCACGGGTACGGCCCGAAGCAGCAGCAAAGCCAGCAATGATCTGAGCGTCAGCAGGCTTGACCATGATGTACTTGCCCTCAGAACCCTGCTCATACATCTTCTGGTTCACGGACAGCAGGTTGGCTTCGGTCAGAGGACCGGCCTGGTTACCAGCAGTAGCGGCATCGCTGTCGGTCGTAACGGTAACGTCTGCATGGATCACAGCGTCGCCGCCAACGTAAGTACCGAAGGCGTTAGCAAAGGTACGGGCAGTAGCAGCAGCGCCTGCGTTAGCGTTCTGAGCGATACCAACGAGATGGTATTCAAACTCACGCTTCAATTCAGCAGATTTCTTACTGAGTTGGTAGGCGGTTTCTTTGGCGCGGCCATATGTTGCTACTGCATCGCTGGTTGCAGAGATGTTGATGGTCTTAGCCATAATCTGCGTGAAGTTCTGACGCATCGTGGTAGCGGTCAGAGCAACGTCAGAAGCGGTAAAGCCCTCAAGCTGGGCGTTGGCAGCAACAGCAGCCAGCGCGTCTTCTTGCCACTGATACAGCGTGTTGTTTACACGCTCAGTCTTGACTAGAGACTGAAAGGGAGTCGTGGTAGGGGAGATGTTGGAAATAACATCAGAGATGTCTTCCTTCTCACCGACCTGATCATAGGTACGAAATTGAGACATTATAAAATCCTTTTGGAATAATGGATGTTTTTTAAGATGCCCAGCGGCTTAGGAACAACTCAGCAGCGTCATCGATGTCCCCAGTAGCCCGTAGCCGTTTAGCGGCCTCGTCCTTTTTAGGAGAGAGGTCCTTGGCAGAATCGGGGGATACCGTGGTCTTCACGACCTTCTTGGGTGTCAGCACCTTCTTCTTGGTGACAACCTTCTTGCTTTCGTCGTAGAGTCTGGCCTTGTGGATCAGTTGAATAGCGATTGGATCAACGAGATTGTTGACCACCTCCGCATCCATGCCTGAACTGATGGCGTACTCACGGATGTTGTCGTAAAGGGGCTGAGACCACCCTGGGATGGACTCTTTGAGCACTTTGACGGCTTCCTGAGCCGCCTGTTTCATTTGTTCCTGACGCTGTGCTTGCGTCTGTTTGACGAAGGCCTCAGCCTCCTCAGAAATAAACCGGAAATCCTCAAAGGCCGCTTGCGCCTCGGCTCGTAGGGCAGCAAACTGGTCTGCATCGAGTTGCTTGGAGGCCACCAGCATATCAATCTTGCTGTAAGGCTCCCAACGGGTCGCTGCTTTCTCATAGAGTTTTTGCAGCGATGCTCCCAACTTCTGCTCAGTCGCTTCTACTTCCTTGCGCTTGGCGGATACTTCTTGGCTCTTCCGTGTCAAGGCAGCTTCTTGACCGTAGAGACGCTTTAGATCCTTTACGGATACCTTCAGAACCTCGTCGTTTACTTTAACTTCAACCTCAGAGTCATCATCAAGGGTTTTCTTGGCCTCAGGCTCTTCTTCGTCCTGTGCTCCCTCATCCGATTCGTCTTCAGTGTCGTCTTCAGCATCCGTGGATTCCTCTTCAGGGTCCGTATAGTCTTCAGCAGTTTCCTCAGTCTCTGCTACCTCCTCCTGTTCCTGCTCCGCTTCTTCCGCAGGTGGTTCAGGAGTCTTCTCTTTTACCTCTGTGGCTTCGGGTGAACTTTCGTTGCCCTTGTCCGTCCATCGGTCCAAAAATACATCAGCAGCATCGCTTTCATCAAGATTGAGCGGAAGTTGCGGTGCTGTGTTATCAGTTGTCGCAACGTCCTTACGGATAGTTGACTTTGCCATTTAATTATTCTTCCTCGGTATTAGAAATGATTTGATCCTTGACTGCCGACCACTGGTTCAGGACGGAAATCAGGTCTTGGAGCGCACGACCACAGAAGTATGCGTTCTCTCGATTATCTTTTTCAGCGGGGTTAGACTGGAGGATTGCTGTGATGTAATAATCCATCAGGTCCTTCGTCACCTGCCTAAAAGCCTCATTGTCAAGCAATTCTTGGGCAGCGTTCCCACGCCGCACCAAATCTTCGTTAGTCATGCACTCTCCTTAAATTACGAATTAGGTGAAATGATTGCGCTCTTCTGCTCTGGCGGTGTTTGCTGTGCCATTGCCAACTCTTCGGTTGCTATTGCGTAGCGAGCGGTTGTATCAAAGTCTTTGCGATCAGCGTTTCGTTCGTCCATCATCTGATTGAACATTTCTTTCATGCGCTGCATCTCAAGGCGCATTGCCTCAATCTCCGCATTGACTTGGACTTTGGTAGCCGTAGTCTCTGCCTGCTTCTCAAGCGTTGCCACCTTGCGCTCTTCAAGCTCGACCTGCTTCATCAGCATTGGGTCAGGCTGTGGCGGCGGGATCTGGTTAGGCGGTGTGAGGAAGTCGATAGCGTTCTTGACACCGGCCTTCTCAAAGGCAGTCTTGAGGAGGTTGAACTTCTTGTCAGGACCATACATCGGAGCGACAGAAGGATCTGAGGACAGCAGTTGGTGCATCTGTAGATACTTCCCTGCTTCTCTTTCCTGTTCTCCGTAACCCAACTTCATTTCTACCGTTACATCACTGCGGTCCATCCACTCAGACGGCATAACCCTCTGGAATGTGCCGCCGATCTTGATGACCTTTTCGGCCTGCTCGTGGCCCACCGCTAGGCGGTAGATCTCAAGGTACAGAGGCCGTAGGAACTGGTTGGCGAAGTTGCGAGCAATGATCTTCTGACGCTGCATCGAGAGAGACACGAGGTTCTCTACGAGCGCCTGAGAGTTCTGCTTGGATACAGCGTCCTTGTTCAGGCCTTGAGACAGCTTGGAGACACCTGTGGCCTCTTCCTTGTCATCGTCCAGCAACTGAATGGTCTGGAAGACGAAGGGGTTGAGGCTAGGCTGATTCAGGGGACTGATGCCATCAGGGCGGGTTACGTTGACCAGACCACCAATGCGGTTCTCAATGAGTTCCTTGGGGTTGGTTAGAGCACCCTTGACCACCTGATAGCGGGGGTTGTTGGTCGTAACAGTGTGATCGAGAATACCACGCACCAAGACGGTACGGGCGTTCTGCGTGGGGATTACACGGGCAGCAAAGTTGCTACCGTAGAACGAATGCGGGGTGGGCAGCGGGATGAAAGCGATAAACGGCTTACGGTCCACTTCCTCTTTGTCGAGGACAACATTTCCGCACTTAACAATCTTGTAGAGTTTGGTCTCACCAGAGCCGTCCATGTCCAAGTACAGGTAGCACTCGTAGACGATGACGTATTTGCTCTGCTCTTGCACCTCACCGTCCATGTTCAGACGGTCAGCACCTATCTGCTCAAAGCGAGCCAGCACCTCAGGGTCCAAGGACAACTCGGACTGGTCCTCAGCACCAATCTTCTCAACCTTTTTCTTGTCATAGCCTTCGGCAATGAGGTCAGCAAAGGTTTTCTTGGTGCGATGAGCAACGAACGGAGCCTCTTCAATGCTCTTGCTCTGGGGAGTAATTAGAAACTCCTCAGGAGGAACCACATCAATCCTAACTTGGCTACGGTTGACCGTGCGGGTCAATTCGCCGTCAAAGAGTCCGGCCTTCTCGTTGAGTTCGACCTTGACTTTATCTACATCA